CACAAAATTTCCAATGTTCCATCCTTTTTATTTGATTTTTTAAAAAAAATATGGTCGACTAATAAAAATATCAAAAAATGATAGCACAAAATCGATCGCGATGGAGTCTATCATTAGCACCCCAAGGAAATCAGCTGCCGCGGGGTGTTAAAAAAAAGAGGATCATGTGGATTTGCTCGATAAATTTGCTTCTTTTTGGGTGAAAATTAGCGGATACATTTTTGTGGCAGCCCTAACTTATATCTTAGTTTCTTGGATCACCTACGCGGAACCCCAACCCATGCCTCCAGCTCCCAGCGTTCCCGGTCCGGTTGTGGACGTCGTGAGACAAGCGGAAGTCGTGGCGTTGTGGTGCGAAACAAAGAAATGCCGCGAAGACGTTCTTGTTTGTCTTAGTGAGACTGAGCCATCTGAATATCTAAATTGTTTTGTTGGTGACGCTCATGGAAATTAACGTCAACGAGCGGGCAAACGTTTGCAAATTAAACAGTTATCAAGAAACAGGCCTAAAAAAATCTGTGCTTGTATTGCTTTATTTCAAGCATTTTTCGCGAAAAAAAGGATATGTGCACGATTCTTTAATGATTTCAGTTGATGACAGTAAAGAAATTTTGCCGGAATTAAAAAGATGCATGAACATTTTGCAAAGACAACAAGTCGAATTAAAATGGTATATGACATCAAATAATAAACCTACTTTTGAAAAGGATATAAAACATGGCAGGAAGACCGCCTAAGGAGTTTACTCCCGAAGAAATATCGATGATCGAGCGTTACGCTGGGATCGGAGCAACGCACATTCAGATTGCCTACATGCTCGGAATCAGCCCACGCAGTTTAAGCGACAGACTTAACAACGACCAGACTCTTTGTGACGCTATCGATCGAGGGAGGTCTAAAGCCGCGATGAAAGTTATGGCCACAGCATACGAGATGGCCACATCTGGGCAAGATACAGCCATGACGATTTTCTGGCTTAAGACCCGGGCCGGATGGCGTGACGTTAAAGATGCGAAACCCGACGACCAAGATTCTGTAGATCAAATTAAGAAAATGCCCACATCTGAACTCATTAAGCTGGTGAAACAAAAAGTTGGATGATTTAAAAGAAATCGCAATACGGGATGCTGGTCCAGATGACGAAGCGTTTTTCTTTAACGCTCTGCTCCAGCACTACAAACATTCGAGTCCGCACAGCAAGTTGATCCCCGACAGATACTACTACACTGAACACAAAAAACTAATCGACCGGCAATTCCAAAAACCTGGAGCTGTTTTAAAAGTTGCTTCTCTTGCAGAGGATCCTACGATTGTTTTCGGATTTATCTGGGCCAACAAAGAAGAGCTAACTATTCATTATTGCTATGTAAAAAAGGCATTTAGACGCCTTGGCATAGCTAAACTATTGTTTAATACGCTTTTTAAAAAAGAAGATGATATTTTTTATACTCACCTGACTTACGACGGTGGATTTATCACACATTCAAAAGGCAATTTTAACTTCAACCCATATAAATTTTACGGTGCATAAAATGGAAGAAGAAGCTGTTGTTAAACGAGGCAGAAAACCTGATCAACATGTTCAACGTGTTCAGTTTCACACTGGGGTCCAGATCGGAAACTCTGTGAGAAACTCTCTTGATGCCACAAAAGACAAAGTGCAAATGACAATGTGCCACCACGGCGTTTTGATTAAAACCGAAACAGATCAATATATAGTAGGGATGCCCGATATTTTATGGGTGAAGTTAAAAGTAGAAAAGGATTAACGGATGAGCTCTTGCGTGCAGCTCTTGAGGAGCTCGCGAGGCGTCCCCCAGCTTTTTCGATCGAAGCGTTTTGTTTCGATGAGCAGATCGCGTTCATTCGAGATGAGTCGAAGTTCAAGACTGCTGTCTGTAGTCGTCGGGCTGGAAAGACCATTGCTTGCGCGGCAGACCTTCTTGACACAGCGCTCAAGTATCCCAAGGCAGCGAGCCTCTACATAACTCTCTCAAGGCTTAACGCGAAAAGGATCATCTGGGCTGAGATCCTAGAAATTAATAGAAAGTTTGAACTCGGTGGGGTTCCTAACGAAACTGAACTTTCAATCAAAATGCCCAACGGTCACATCATTTATTTTTCTGGTGCTAAAGATAAAACGGAGATCGAAAAGTACCGGGGTTTTCCTCTGGTGAAAGTTTATATCGACGAGGCTCAGGCCTTTCGCCCTTACATCGAAAGCCTCGTAGATGATATCTTAGCCAAATCACTGTTCGACTACGATGGCTCCTTATGCTTGATCGGGACCCCTGGGCCCGTGCCTGTGGGATATTTTTATCAATCAAGCCAATCAAAGGAATGGTCTCATCACGGTTGGACGATGCTTCAAAACCCTTGGCTTGAGCGCAAGTCCGGCAAGAAGGCCATGGATCTTATTTTAAGAGACTGCCAAAGGATGGGAGTCTTGCCCACGGATCCAAAAATCCAACGTGAGTGTTTTGGGCGCTGGGTAACTGATAGCTCAAGCCTTGTGTTCAAGTACTCATCAGAAAAAAACGACTACAACACTTGGAATCCAAAGTCCGCAAACTACGTGATCGGTGTTGACTTGGGGTACAACGATGCTGACGCGGTCGCGGTGATCGGGTGGAATCAAGCCTATCACTACCCAGGCTCGCCTCCCACATCGAGTGAAACTTATCTTGTCTACGAGTCTACAAAGACTAAGCAGGGGATCACAGAGCTCGCCACTGATCTTGACCAACTGGTCAAAAAGTACAATCCCAGTGCAGTGGTGATAGACGCTGGTGGCCTTGGAAAAAAGATTGTCGAAGAGCTCAGAAAGCGTTACGGGTTGCCTGTCAAAGCTGCAGACAAAACCAGAAAATTTGAATTCATCGAGCTCCTCAACGACGCCATGCGCACCGGCAAGTTCTATGCAAAGTCATCAGGACTCTTTGCTCAAGATGCTTTACTCGTGGAGTTTGACAAATCTAAATCCACGGGTGATAAGTTTGTTATATCCGATTCATATCACTCAGACATAGCAGACGCGGTTTTGTACGCTTTTCGGGAATCGCTTCACTGGATCAGCGAAAAAACTGACGCACCAACACCTAAGGCAAATACCGAGGAATGGATTAAGGATCAAGAAAGGCAAATCATTGAATACCTAGAAGCTGAACTTGAAAAATCTAAGGATGATCCAATTAATTGGGGAATTGAAAATGATTGGTAGTATTGAAGAACTCAAAAGTCTTTTGGTGTTTGTTAAAAAGCTAAAAGCTAAAACATTTGAAATAGAAAACCTTAAGATTGAATTCCATGACTCACCATCCTCCATTTCAGAGTCAGAACCTGGAGAAAGCGTTCCAACGGAAGATGAGTTACTATACTGGTCAACAGACTACCAACCAGATCTTAAAGCCACCGCACCGGAGTGATCATGGATTACCGAAGTTTTTCTACAGGTGATAAAAACCAGAGTGTTTCGCCTAACGACACCTCAAGGAAATGGTGGCTTTTAGACGGGCTTGAGATGGCTCAGACAATTGTTTCAACCGTCACCTCTCTTGCTGCCGGTGATGCTAAAAGACAGACACAGTATCAAATATCAGCGAGGCTCTACGGAAACACCTCGATCATGGGTATTTCTGGTCTTAGTTATTCGAAGATCCAAAGTGTTCAAAGCACTCTCAAAGACCGAGTCAGTTACAACGTGATTGGTTCGTGCATAGATACGCTCCAGTCTAAGATGACCAAGAATAAACCCAAGCCAGCGTTTATCACTTCAGGCGGATCCTGGAAGCTCCAGCGGCAAGCAAAGAAGCTTGATAAATTTATCGATGGTATTTTTTATGAGAATAACGCTTACGATCTTGCAACCCAGATATTCAAAGACGCCTGTGTGTTTGGGGACGGGATCGTTCATGTGTTCGAGGATCATGGACGTTGTAAGTTTGAAAGGGTGATCCCAAGTGAGCTTTACGTTGACCAGATGGAAAGCTTCTACGGTTATCCAAGGCAGATGCATAGAGTCAGGAATGTCGATAGGGACGTTTTACTTGAGCTCTACCCTGAGCACAAAGACCTGATCCTTGCTGCGGATGCAGCTAAGGTCGATATTACGGGCACGTATCAAAACATTAGTGACCAGATCACAGTAGTTGAGTCTTATCACTTGCCGTCAGGTCCTGATGCTAAAGACGGTGTGCATGTGATCGCAATTGATAAGGGTATTTTATTCAAAGAAAAATGGGAAAAAGCTTATTTCCCGTTTGCTAAATTCAGTTGGTCTAACCGCCTTTACGGGTTTTGGGGACAGGGCTTAGCTGAGCAGCTTCAAAACCTTCAGCTTGAGATTAATAAGATCCTTTGGGTTATCCAAAGGTCGATGCACATGGCTGGCACGTTCAAAGTATTCTTAGAGCGTGGATCTAAGATCGTCAAAGAGCATATATCAAACGACATTGGTGTTCTGATCGACTACACCGGAGCACCTCCAGCGTTTGCAACTCCTCCGATCGTTCCTCAAGAGATCTACATGCACCTTCAAACTTTGAAGGCTCAGGCATTTGAGCAAGCTGGGATCTCGATGCTTAGCGCCACGTCCCAAAAGCCAGCGGGCCTTAATTCAGGAAAGG